ATGCTCATCGCAGTACGCTTTTATTAAATCTCCAAGCGTCATATCGTCCACTTCCTTTGTATTGTTGAATGTATTATACACCAGACAAGCAAAATAGTCAATTAAAATATACACATAATTGGAACACTTTTGTAACAAAGTATACTTGACTAAACACGTACAGTATGCTATACTTGTATTACAAACTGAACAGCGCGACGCGAAAGGGGGTGGGAGAGATTGAAATATAGGATTCGCGAAATTCGCGTATCTAAGGGATTGACTACATGCGAAGTCGCGGAAAAGGCCGAGATTACACGCGCTACATTGTGGCGTATCGAAATCGGCAGTCAGGATGCAAAAATCAGCACACTACAACGTATTGCAGATGTGCTGGGCGTAACGGTCAACGACCTTTTTTTACGCGCAGACGGACAGTATACTGAACAACCTATTGAGGGCGACTACGATGACACTTGACGAACTTCGGGAATATCCCAAGGAATTTCTGACTGCCGCGCAGGTAGCGCCGGTTCTGGGATGCGACCCGCAGGACATCAGGGTTCAGGCACGGACGGCTCCCGAACGGTTGGGGTTCCCGGTCATCATCATCAAGAGCAGGACGAAGATACCGAGGATTCCGTTCCTGCGGTTCATGGGAGAACAATAAGAGGTGAAATATGATTAAGACCATTTGGAGGAGCGAAGTCGCAAATCTGTACAAGGGAATCGACGCACAGATGGTTGCCGACGAGATAGCGGATATTGGAGAAGCCGCAACTGCTGAACAGATCGTAGACAAGGCCAAGGACGAGAACACCGAACTCCACAAGTGCTTCACATGGGACGATGAAGCGGCTGCGGAGAAGTACAGGATCATCGAGGCGCGGCAGATTGTTCGACACCTTGTTCGGGAGGAACTTCCTGACGCGAAGAACGACACGCCGCCGCTGCGGGTTTTCTACAAGACCAACAACGGTGAAGGGTACAAGCACATCGAACGCACGATCATCAAGAAGGAGGATGAATACCAGGCGCTTCTTGCAAGGGCAATGATGGAATTGAGGGCGTTCAAGGCCAAGTATTCCATGTTGGAAGAACTGCGTGAGATTCTCGACTTGATAGTGTAACGGCATCGGCGCGACGGCGGGAGTAAGGGCATAAGCCTATACGACACAACTAATCAGGACGAAACGATGCAGCGAAGAACACTACAGCGCACTATAGGACATATGCCTTTACCCGCGCCGTTGCGCAAGCAGAGAATTGGACACTACAGATTCAATACACGACAGGGCAGGACACGATAGCTAAACGACATGACACCATATTAAACAAAAGGATAGGACAAAACACGACCTCACCCAAGGGCATAATACTAATGAACAGCGAAGTATACGACATCATAAGGCAATAAAGCAGAGCGCAATATATTGTGCCTTTGGGTGAGGTCGTGGAAACGACCAATGACATTATAAAACAGTATAGCATCTGTGCAATATAGGACAACACACGAAAGTACAAATCATGGCTGACGGAGGGCTTGTGGTAAGCCCGAACAGTAAACAAATCAATGTGCGACCCCAAAGAACAGAACACAAAACTATCAGAAAATACAGCGCACAACACTACAAGTTCTCCGTCAGCCATGATAACAATAACGGTTTAAGAAAGGATGGTACAACATGGCAAAGACTGAATCCGTAACCCTGGCCCCGATCAAGGTCAAGACCGCGCAGATTTTCATTGAGGGAACGAGCGACCTTGTGCTGAACAAGATGAACGCGAGGAACACCCGCGTCCTGACCGCAGATGACCGCAAGAAAATCCGCGAAGTCCCGAACCGCTGGGAGGACATTATCACTGCCATCAACTGGCGCGACCCGCTGCCATGCAAGGACACTTACACCGAGTGCGACGAGGCCATGTTGTTTGACCTTCTCAAGAACAATGCGCCGTGTATCAGCGCGTTCGGCTTGAAGAAGTCTTTCGGACAGGCGGTTGTCCGCAACGAGATTGATAAGTACGCCACGAAGTTCGACAACGCCGTGAACGTACTCGGAAATAAGGGGCTTATTCCCGTAACATTCACTGAGTATGCCATTGATGATAGGTTGATGTCCCCGAAGCGCGGTGCGCCCATCAATGTATCACTGTCCCACTTCATTGGATGGAAATCCAATTTCACGATTGCGTACACCGACCACGTTTACAGCATCGAGCAGATCGTGAACATCATCAACCTTGCCGGGTTCGGCCTTGGCATCGGAAGCGGACGTTCCAGCGGGTACGGACGGTATGAAGTAGTTGATTTCAAGTAAGGAGGTATACCATGCCGAAGCGCAAGATTGCCACATGGCGCAAAGTCGGGAAGATTTTCTACGCGAAACCACCCGACTGGCCCAAGTCAACAGAGTATTCCTGTACAGACCAAGACACGCTCATTGAGTGGGCGCACAATCACGGGTATATGTTGAAGGACGGGAACGTCAGAAAGGAGATCAAGATACATGATTCCCCCTACGCCGCAAACGCCTGACGAACTGCTGCGGGATGTCCTAGGAACGATTGCGCGGACTGCGCACGACATTGAGGATTCCGCTATGAAGCAGGACCTTGGAGGGCTGGACATTCACTACAACTTCCTGAAATCGCAGATGAACAGGCTGGAAGTCATCAGGAAGAACGTCACCCGGAGGTATTGACAGCATGACATTCAACGCAAAGGTATATGCCGATACCCGGAACATAAGCCGCGAGAAGTGGCTGGAACTGCGCCGCAACGGCATAGGCGGTTCCGAGGCCAGCGCGATCATGGGATTAAACCCATATTCCTCGCCGCTTCATGTGTACATGGACAAGATCGGCAAGGGCAAGGAAGAAGAACCGAACGAGGCGATGATTCAGGGAACCGACCTTGAAGGGTATGTCGCCGAGAGGTTCACGCGCGACACCGGCATGAAGGTGCGCAAGGTGAACAGGATTCTACAGCACCCGGAGTATCCCTGGATGCTGGCGAACATCGACCGCGAGGTTGTGGGACTGAACGCCGGTCTGGAATGCAAGACCACTTCGCCGTTTTCAAAGTTCAAGTTCGACGATGGCGAGATCAACCCGCACTACTACTGGCAGTCGATGCACTACATGGCCGTCACAGGCGCGGAAAGGTGGTTTGTAGCCGTCCTCGTTCTGGGCAAGGCGTTCCACGTCTTTGAGATCAAACGCGACGAGAGCGCCATTCAGAGGCTTTTCGAAGCGGAAATGGCGTTCTGGGAGAGCAACGTCATCCCAAAGGTCCCGCCGCTGCCGACCGGCAACGAGGCAGACGATGAAGCGATTGCTGCGATCTACCCTGTCGGGAACGATGACGAGGAAGAAGCCGCCGACGTGAGCGACCTTGAAAATATCCTGAATCTGCGCGACCTGACGATGAAGCGCCGGGACGAACTGGACGCAGAGATCAAGGAATACGACCAGCAGATCAAGATGGCGCTGGGGACGAACCAGCGCGGGTTCAGCACGACGTGGAAGATCAACTGGACGAACACAAGCACCAGCCGCGTAGACGCGAAGCTGTTGCGGCAGAAGTATCCGCAGATCGCGGAGGAAGTGACCAAGACCACGACAGGCAGACGGTTCAGCGTGGCAAAAATGAAGGAGGAACAGTAATGCCCATCAAGACTCCCACGAACACCCAGGCGCTTGCGCCCAAGACCCAGGCCGTCGCTAAGAAACAGGGGACGGCGGTTGACTATCTCAACAACGACAAGTTCAAGAGCCAGCTTGCGGCGGCGCTGCCGAAGTTCCTGGACAGCGACCACTTCGTGCGGTCCGCGATCACGGAGTTTCGCCTGAATCCCGCTCTTGCCGAATGCTCGGTTCCCTCGGTGCTGGGCTACTTCATGCAAGCTGCCGCGTGCGGACTGGAACCGGCGTCCATGCTTGGGCAGTGCTATCCAGTGCCCTTCAACAACAAAAAGACGGGACAGAAAGAGGCCCAATTTGTCTGCGGATATAGGGGGATGCTGTCCATCGCCCGTCGTTCCGGGGAGATTGCCTCTGTCGTTGCGGAGATCGTCCACGAAAAGGATGAGTTTTCCATCGAATACGGCATGGAGCCGAAGCTGGTCCACAAGCCCTTCATTGACGGCGACCCTGGCGCTATGCGTGGCGCGTATGTGGTGGTGCGCTTCAAGGGGGACGGCATCGAACCCCTCATCAAGTACATGCCCAAGAGCGAGATCGACAAGCGACGCGCCAGAAGCAAGGCCAGCAGCTACGGCCCCTGGGTGACGGACTATGATGAAATGGCGAAAAAGACCGTGTTCCGCTCCGTGTTCAAGTGGTTGCCCATCAGCATTGAGCAGATTCAGGCCGCGACCACGGACGGCGGGGTTTCCCGGTACAACGCCGACGCCAAGACGAACGACATCGAGGACCTTGTGGAAGTCGAATTCGTCGCCGCCGAGGATGACAACCGCGTGACGGCAGAGGAAGCCGTTGAGCAGTTTGCGGAGGGCAAGGAATGAACAGAATCGTATTGGTCGGCTACATGGCCGCAAACCCGGAGAACAAGACTTCCCAGACCGGCAACAGCGTGACCACGTTCAGGGTCAGCGTGAGAAACAAGATGCGCGGGAAGGAGGGCGCGAAGTACAGTTACTTCAACTGCATCGCGTTCAAGCACACGGCTGACTACGTGTACAAATACTGCAACAGCCAGTCGCGGGTCGCCATTGAGGGGTCGCTGGAAACCAGCAGCTACACCGACAGGAACGGCGCGAAGCGCTACAACACGCAGATCGTGGTTGATAACGTTGAGGTTATCAGCAGCACCGTCAACGCCGGGGATTTCCAGCAGCCCCAGGAGCCGCAACAGCCTGACGGCGACGGGTTCATGGAAGTATCCAATGATGACGATCTTCCGTTCCTGTAATGCAGCGCTGTGAGTTAGCCGAGGAATGCTGTGTCTGCAACGTCCCGTTCTGTCCTTACAACTACCTGGACGAACGGGACGATGACACCGAAGAAGGGTGGTGGGAAGATGAATCATAGCTTCGATGTGGATATTGCCGTTCGTTATGGTGTGAACGCCGCAATTCTTCTAAGCAACATCTATTTCTGGTGTCAGAAGAACATGGCGAACAGGCACAACTATTTCGACGGCAGTTATTGGACGTACAACAGCCGAAGCGCGTTTACCGTGTTATTCCCGTATTTTAGTGAGC